AAAGGTGGTGGAAGTGGTAGAGGTTGAACCACAGGAGTGGGGGCCAGCGAATCTCGACCTTCCCGCTGAAGATTGCAAAACCCCTGAAGATTGTGAAGATGGATGCGAGGGTAATTGCCCAGAAGCTTTCGAGGGAGATAATCTAACTTAATGTCTAAGTATACAGTAATTCAGGACACTAGAGAGCAGGATGGTTGGTTCTTTTCACCTTACGATAAATGTGAGGGTATGGAAAGAGCAACCATGCTGACTGGCGACTACACCTTAAAAGGATATGAGGACGTAGTGTGTATTGAAAGAAAGGCTTCTGTTGCAGAAATAGCCATGAACTTAGGAAAAAAGAAAAAGCCATTCCAAGAGGAAATGCAAAGAATGAAAGAATTCCCATTCTCTTTTCTGATCCTAGAGTTTGGTATGGGTGATGTTATAAGATTTCCAGAAGGTTCTACAGTTCCAAAAAACGCGAGGGGAAAGGTAAGAATAACCGGAAAGTATCTGCTCAAGAGTTTAATGGAGTTTCAAATTTGGTATGATACCAAAATATTGTTTTGCGACAACAAGAAAAACGCATTTCTTGTAACAAACAGTATCTTCAAAAGGTTGACTGAGCTTTTTGATAAAGGTTCTGACGACAAAGCCGCGAAAGAAAGAGTTTTTGACTTTTAACACAGGAGAGGACATGAGTTTAGACAGCAGACCTCAGTGGAAAAAACTCCATGATGAGGCTGAACATCTACATGATTACAGCCTATCTATAAAAGACAGAAGGATATACTTACATTCAAGCTATGATTCCGAAGATTCTGATCCGGGAACAGACTGGAGAATGGCTAATACTTTTATCAAAAACATTCACATTTTAGAAAGTTCTGACGATACGCCAATAGAAATTCATCAATTCAATATAGGTGGAGATGAAGAGGCTGGTTATGCTATCTACGATGCGATAAAACACTGCCACTGTCCAGTTACCGTAATTACTCATGGTGTAGCGGCATCTATGGGAAGTGTGATACCTCAAGCGGCAGATAGAAGAGTAACAATGCCTAGTTGCTGTTGGTTGATCCATAAAGGTAGTACAGGTATTGGTCACAGAGATAGAATACCAGCTAGGCAGTGGGCTAAGTGGGAGGATTATTGCGACAAAAGAATGATGTATATTTATGCTGAGGCTTGTAGTAATTCTGAGGCTTGGTCAGGGAAAGAAACAGCATCTATAATGTCATCTATGAATAAGATGTTAAACGCTAAAGGTGATTGGTTTATGAACGCTACAGAGGCGGTTTATTACGGGTTCTGCGACGAGGTTTTTGAATGATAACAGACTTGCAAAGGTTAGAAGATGCTTGGCTAGGAATTGAAGTAGAAGAAAGTTCTTTATTCAATCCTATGGAATTTGTAGTAGAAGCTGGGGAAAATGACGAGCTAATGCTTAGATTGGCTTGGTTGATGATGCGTCCAGAGTATTTTTCTTTCGCTTGTAAGCACATTCTTAATATTCAGCTTTCACCATTCCAATCTTTACTTCTGCATGAACTATGGAATAGGAAATTCCCAATGCTTGTCGGAAGTCGAGGTATGGGAAAGTCATTTATCTTGTCTGTTTATGTTATGCTTCGGGCGTTTTTTATGCAGAGAAGAAAGGTTATTATTGTTGGAGCCGCGTTTAGACAGTCTAAAGTGTTGTTTGAATACATGGATACTATATGGAAAAACGCACCTGTTTTGAGAGATTTGTGCGACAGTAGAAGTGGCCCAAGAAGAGATGTTGATAGATGTGTTATGCACTTAGGGCAAAGTACAGTAACGTGCCTTCCGCTTGGAGATGGAAGTAAGATTCGTGGTCAACGTGCTAATGATATTATTGCTGACGAGTTTGCCTCTATACCTCGTGATATTTTTGAAAATGTTGTTGCTGGTTTTGCAGCGGTAGCTTCCTCGCCTATTGACAAGGTTAGACAAAAAGCTAAAGAGAAAAAATCTATAGAACTAGGTATACCAGTACAAAAAGAAGAAAAGGATAATAGCGGAGACAAGTCTAACCAAATCATTCTTTCTGGTACTGCGTACTACGACTTTAACCACTTCTCACAATACTGGAAAAGGTATACGGCAATAGTTAACAGTGGTGGTCAAACCCGCAAGTTGCAAGAAGTTTTTGGGGGTAGCGTACCTTCGGACTTTGATTGGACTCAATACTCTGTGACAAGAATCCCTGTGGAGCTATTACCTGCTGGATTTATGGATGCTGGTCAAATTGGGCGAGCAAAAGCCACCGTTCATGCGGGTATCTACCAAATGGAATACGGTGCTATCTTCACCACGGACAGTCAAGGTTTCTTTAAAAGAAGTTTGATAGAATCGTGTACTACACATCCAACTAAGACAATCAGCTTCCCTCACTCTGGAGACGTGTGTTTTGAAGCGTCTCTTAAAGGAGATAGTAGCAAAACTCATGTGTTTGGTGTTGACCCCGCTTCTGAGGTTGATAACTTTAGTATTGTCGTTATGGAAGTAAATAAAGACCATAGAAAGGTGGTACACTGCTGGACTACCAACAGAAAGTCTCATAAGGAAAAGTTAAAATCCAAGATAGTAGACGAGGATGATTTTTATTCATACTGTGCGAAAAAGATTAGAGAGTTAATGAAAGCATTTCCTTGCTCTGAGATCGCTATGGATGCTCAGGGTGGAGGTATTGCTGTTATGGAAGCGTTGCACGACAAAGACAAGATTCCAGAAGGAGAGCTACCCATTTGGCCTGTAATCGAAGAAAAAGCTAAAGACACAGATGATAATGTTGGTCTACATATTTTACGCATGTGTCAGTTTGCAAAGTATGAGTGGCTTGCAGAGGCTAACCACGGTCTAAGAAAAGATTTTGAAGATAAAGTGGTTTTGTTTCCTTACTTTGATTCCGTTAGTCTTGGTCTAGCTTTAGAAGTAGACAAGTCTGTTGGCAGAAAATATGACACCTTAGAAGATTGTGTCATGGAAATAGAAGATTTAAAAGACGAACTTTCTATTATTGAAATGACTCAAACAAGCACTGGTCGAGAAAGATGGGATACTCCAGAAGTAAAATCAGGACCGGGTAAAAAGAGTAGATTAAGAAAGGATAGATACTCTTCTTTAATCATGGCTAATATGTCTGCTAGAAGTATACTAACCGAAAAAACAACCCTTCACTCTGGTGCTATGGGTGGCTTTGCTAGTGGCTCACCATCATTCGGAACCTCTAAAAATGACCCTCTGTTTCATGGCCCAGCTTGGTTTACAGAAAAAATGCGAGGTTTGTATTAGATTGTGTATATCAATGTAATCGACAATCCAATTACAATTACATTGACAAGGAAACAATACTAATGGGTGATCCTCTATTTCAAACCTTTGGCGATTCAAAAGACTTTGCAGAAATATATCAGCAGCAAGATTTAAACGGATACGATGGTGCTGTCTACAGATCTCAAGCTCATGGTTATGGATTCGATAGAACTCCGGGTACTACAAACCAGCAAACATATATTGATATTGAGCCAAATAAAAGCGTTAGACCTGCTTTCAACAGATCGGATTATGATGCGTTTAGACCGGGCGAATCTATTCCCAACAGGCAAAAGAGAATCATGGGTGCTTGCATGGCATCCTACGACCGAGTTGGAATTATCCGTAATGTAATTGATTTAATGAGCGATTTTGCAAGTCAGGGTTTGGTTTTAGTTCATCCAAATAAAAGTATTGAAAAATTTTACAGAAAGTGGTTTACGCACGTTGGCGGTTATGATAGATCGGAAAGATTCTTAAACTATCTATACAGATGTGGTAATGTAGCGGTACAAAGAAGAACTGCAAGAATTAACAAGAAGCAAGAAGAAGCATTAAAGCGTGCCGCTGGAGCAGATTTAATTATCAACTTTGAAAAAATTCCCAAGAGGGAAATTCCTTGGTCTTACAACTTTCTAAACCCTGTTGCTATTGATGTTGAGCAGGGTAGTGAGGTTATAGGCAGTCCTCAGTTCTATTTAAATGTATCTAAGTACACAAGAACATCGCTACTAAACACCCAGAATAACTCAGCGGTATTTAAAACCCTTCCGACAGATATTCAGGAAAGAGTAAAAAACGGAGAAAGAAAGCTACCGTTAGATCCTAACAACACATTCTTTTATCATTACAAAAAAGATGATTGGCTAGTTTGGGCTAACCCTATGATATATGCCATTCTCGACGATATTAAAATGCTTGAGAAAATGAAGTTAGCCGATCTTGCTGCTTTAGATGGTACAATTAGTCAGGTTAGACTTTGGACTTTAGGAGATTTTGATAACAAGATTGTTCCCACAAAAGCTGGATTAGACAAGGTAAAAAACCTATTGGCATCCAATGTAGGCGGTGGAACTATGGACTTCGTTTGGGGTCCAGAGTTGACTTTTAAAGAAAGTAATTCTCAGGCTTACAAGTTCTTAGGTTCTGAAAAGTACCAACCAGTTTTGACAAGTATTTACGCTGGATTAGGTATTCCTCCAACTTTGACTGGTGCTTCTGGATCAAGCGGTGGATATACAAATAACTACGTATCCTTGAAAACTCTTGTTGAAAGGCTAGAGTATGGAAGAGAAGTGTTGACTGGGTTTTGGATGCAGGAAATTGAATATATTAGAAGAACTATGGGATTCAGACTTCCTGCCGAAATCCATTTCGATTCTATCGTACTATCAGACGAGTCTGCACAAAAGAAACTGTTATTAGATTTGGCTGATCGTGGAATCTTGTCAGACGAAACGCTCTTAGAAAGATTTAGAGAAATTCCTAATATAGAGTCTGTTAGAGTTAGAAGAGAAGAGAAGAAGCGTAGGTCAGATAATAACACACCTCAAAAGGCTAGTCCATTCTATAATCCTCAGCATAAGCAGGATATGGCTAAGATTGCCATCACCAAGGATGTTTTAGATACAGAAGAGTATATGGACGAGTTGGACTTGCCTTATCAAAAACCAGAGGTGGACAATTCTACAAACGGCCCCAGTGCTCCCAATGTCACTAAAAAGGACGAAACTCCAAAATTAAGCGATGATGGAAGACCTCCTCTTTCTAAAGACTCTGTTCCTAGAAAACAAAAAAGGGTATTGCCAAGAAGTTCCGAAGGTACTGATATGTTGTCGATAGCTAATACAGAAATGACGCTCTGGGGAATGGATGCACAGGATAAAATATCTAAAGTTCTAACTCCTGCAATGTGCGATCACTTTGGCAAAAAGGATGCTAGAGGGTTGAGTAAATCAGAAGTGGATAACCTAGAATATTTAAAACTTTGTATATTCACAGGAATGAAACCATTATTCCCAGTAGACGAGCAGGCTATATTAGATGTATTGAAACAAAACACCAAACCTAGTGAAGCTTTTTTAAGTCATAGTAAGCAAAAAGCGGCACAAATTGAATCTAGCTATTCAAGAAGGTTGACATCTTCTGAGATGAAATTCGTCTACGCGACCTCATACACAGATCTTTATCTGTAAATATCACCAACCTACAAATAACAATTTGGGGGAAAATAATCCCTCTTATTGTATTTTTGTGTATTAACGAGTATGGAGAACCAAATATGAATATACCTATTTTTGCTTCTGAGATTCAGGACGGTCTGGCAGACCTAATTACCAACAATTCAATAGCCAGCTTTTCTGTAGCTAAGAAGGCAGAACCTAATATACCATTTCCAAAATTAAAGAGTCTGTCAGACTCGGAATTGGAAAGGCTTGGAATTGCAAAAGCCGAAAATCAAAATCAATTAGATTTGTATTACATGCAGTCAGTTTTGGTAACTACTGGCTGGAATAAAAACGACGATGTTTTCGACCCTCAAGAAACTTGGGCGGCTAGAAGTAGTGCTGAAGATAAACCTTTTAACTTTATGCACGATGAAAAAGATATAATCGGACACATAACGTCAAATAGGGTTGTAGACCTCGAAGGCAACTTACTATCTGAGGCGGGAGAATCTACTCCTGACCAGTTTGAAATTGTCACATCTTCAGTTATCTATACTGAGTGGTCTGATCCAGAGCAAAGAGAAAGAATCAATAAGTTAGTCGCGGGAATAGAAAATGGAGAATGGTACGTCTCTATGGAATGTCTTTTTCCTAATTTTGATTATGCTTTAATCAAAGGCGATGAGCAAAGAATAATAAAAAGAAACGAAGCGTCCGCGTTCCTCACTAAGCATCTACGATCATACGGAGGAGACGGAAAATATGAAGATTACAGAGTGGGAAGGTTGTTAAGAAACTTAGCGTTCTCTGGTAAAGGTCTCGTTTCGAAACCAGCAAACCCACGAAGTATAATTCTGGAAGGAAAAGATTCAGTACGTGACTTTAGTGAGTCAATCGCACAAAGTATTAATTTAACAAATCCAAAGGAGAATATTATGCCAAACAGTGATTTGGAAAAGCAGGTTTCGACCCTGCAAACTGAGCTTGCAGAAGCAAAAGCTGCAAATGAAGCTCTTAAAGATAAAGTCGTTGCAGAACAGAAGGCTGAGTACGAGTCTCAAATCGAAACTCTTGCTAACCAAGTAACTGATTCTCAAACAACTTTGAAAGAAGCTGAAGCTAATATCGCTGATCTTACTCAAAAGCTTGAAACCCTAGAAGAAACTCTTGCTTCTAAAGAAAAAGCTATGAAAGATAAGGAAGAAGAGCTAAAAGCTATGAAGAAAAAAGAAGCTATGATGAAACGTAAAGCTCAACTTGAAGAAGTTGGACTAGACGCTGAATCAGCTTCGGCAACTATGGAAGATTTTGCAGATGTTGACGATGAAACATTTGACAAAGTTGTAGCCCTCATGAAGAAAAAGGCCGAAATGCCTGATTTTATCAAGAAGAAAATGGAAGAGAAAAAAGACGATAAAAAAGATGGCGAAGCTATGAAAAAGGGCAAGTATAGCGAAGCTGAGGATCTTGAAGCACAAGCTGAAGAAGAAGCGTCAGAACAAGCTGAAGCCGCTTCGGAAGCTCTAGAAAATGCTGAAGAGCCAAAGGAAAACGCTATTGCGTCTACAGTAGATGAAGGAGAAGGGCAAGCTCTAATGCGTTCTTCTGCTGAATCTTGGATCGGAAGTTTCATCAACAAAAATTCAAAGTAACTTATAAATTCAAGGAGATTTAAATCATGGCTCTTAAACAAGACAGATCAACTCTGCAAACAGACATTTCGTTCTTCATGAATGAAGTAGCAGAACGTGGGGGCGTAGTTGCTCTCAGCACAGCCGGTTCTGGTGCATCTATGGATAACGGTGCTGCCGTTGTTTCATATGCTGCTCTACCGTCTGGAGCAGTTCCAATGGGGCTACTCATTAACGATATGGTTGATATTGACCTTACCCGTCAACACCTAAATCAGTACAAGGACGAGATCCAAAAAGGTGGTAAAGTAACACTTCTTAACAAAGGTTGGGTTGTTACTGACGCTTTGGAAGGTACTGCACCTAACGCTGGAGACCTAGCTTATCTTGGTCACAGTGGAAACTTGGCATCAAGTGACCTTGCTAGTGACGATGGTGACGTAGATGGAACCAGTCGTATTGTTGGACGCTTTTTAAGCGATGTAGATCAGTACGGTTACGCGAAGGTTTACATTGATCTTCCAAACACTGTTAACAAATCAGCCTAATTAAAATAACAAGGAGAAACGTATAATGTCTATTCAAAGACCTAATGATGAGTTTATCGCACTGTTAAAACAGTCCGGTGATGCAGATAGAGCAGTAGCTTTGGAAGCCCAAAGAAATATTGCTAAAGCTCTCGAAACACCACTTCGCAAAGGTGTTTTGTTTGGTGATGTTGTTCGCGGAATCTACGAGGCAATGCCTTTAGAGCCGGGAGCTTCACCAGAATTCCCACTTGACCTTCTTGCACCGGGAACTGAAGTTGATCATATCGCCTTCACAAATCCGGGTAATGGACGTATTCCTGAGCGTCACGTTGAAGGTGATTACGTCATGATTAACACTTATGGCATCACAAGCTCGATTGACTTCTTGCTTAAATTTGCTCGTGAGGCTAATTGGGGCGTTGTTTCCCGTGCGATGCAAGTTCTTGAGTCTTCATTCGTGAAGAAAATCAACGACGATGGATGGCACACACTTCTTGCCGCAGCAGTTGATCGTAACATTTTGGTTTACGATGGCGATGCTGGGGCTGGACAATTCACCAAGCGTCTTGTTAGCTTGATGAAAACTGTTATGCGTAGAAACGGTGGTGGTAATAGTGTTACTGCTCCGGGTCGCTTGACAGACATGTACATGTCACCAGAAGCTATCGAAGATATTCGCAACTGGGGTGTTGATCAGCTTGACGATGTTTCTCGTCGCGAAATCTACACCGCGTCTGATGACGGCCCACAACTCACTAGAGTGTTTGGTGTAAACCTTCACGACTTGTTTGAGTTTGGAAGTGGTCAAGAGTACCAAGAATACTTTATCAACGACCTAAGCGGTTCTATTCAGTCCGCTGACGTTGAATTGGTTATTGGTATTGATCAGTCAGCCAACGACAGCTTCGTTATGCCTGTCAAAAAGACAGTCGAAATCTTTGAAGATCCTGCACTTCACCGTATGCAACGTCAAGGTTACTACGGATGGGCAGAGATTGGTTTCGGTGTCCTTGACAACCGTAGAATCATCGCTGGCTCGTTCTAAGAACGACTTCGAGAGATTATTCAAGGAAAGCCGCTTCGAAGGAGGCGGCTTTTTTTCTTACAATTGTGTATAATAGGATAAGCACCACCAAATTTAACAGGAAAAGGTTAGTTATGGCTGTAGTATCGGTAACCGCACAAAATCAAAGATTAACTACCTCAGATACAACCACGGGATATAATAATATTGGCGGTGGTGGTGGTTTTGCGTTGGAAACTGATTTTTTCTACCAAGGAACCGCTTGCGTTGCTAGAAAAGGAGCGACTGGACAGAGAGGGTTTTACTATCAAGGTGGGTCTACAGATGATTTGAGTGGCGGTGGCACTTATACAACGGTTTTATTTAAATACGTTTGCTCGACACCGGGTCTTTTGGAATCTTCTACCTCTGGAAATGTTGGTCAGGAGTTAAGTGTTGGAAGTGCTACGGGTGCTCATTACGATTATGATGTTCAATATTCAGATACATACCCTGCTATTACTAGTTTTTTAGTGTTGCCTATTGATCCTAATGTTGCTGGTTTTAGAGATAGAACTACAGGAACTCCCAACTTAACAGCGGTAGGTTATTATGCAATAGAATACGACCAAACTGGTTCATCAAAATCTCCCAATCAAGGATTAGACGCTATAGATTTAGCTATTGGTTTAACATTGGTTGGCGGCGATGGTGCGGACACAGATGGGGTTTTTCAAGATTTCTCAGACTTTGACTTTGGAACCATTGGCAATAGGTTTGGATATGTAAGAGAGCTTGATGGTATTTTCTTTTACTACGGAACAATCAAGATAGGTTCCGCAACTGCTACAGTTTTTAACGATTCTGGTAAAACTATTACTTTTCCAGACGGTTTATTTGCTCCCGGCTGGTCTAACATTACCGTTGATTTACAAAATGCTTCAACAGACGTTGACTGGAGTAGCATCACTCTTTTGGGGCAAGGCACAGCGACTACTTCTGATACTCGCCCTGTTCTTATTGTAACAGGAACTAGCGGTTCTTTTTTAGCTACAAGCTGTGTTATTGATAACTTTGCCGACATTACTCTTACCAGTGCCTCGGAACTAAACTCTTGCTTGATAACGCGGCTTGCAGCTATGGATTTAGGAGGCGGCACTCTAGATTCCTGCGATATAAACGATCACGATACCGCCACTGGTGTAGCCTGTATTACGGTTTCTACATTAGTCAACATTACAAACTGCACGTTTGACAATACCGGAGGAACGGGTCACGCTATAGAGATTGACACCGCTGGAACTTATGCTTTTAGCGGTAATACTTTTACTGGTTATGGTGCAGACGGAACAAATGATGCTGCTATTTACAACAATTCAGGCGGCTTGGTTACAATCAACTCTAGCAATAATTCAGGAATTACTGTAAGAAACGGGGCTGGAGCCACTACTACTGTTGTTGATGCTGTTACTGTTAGTGTTTCTGGCGTTACTGAGGGAACTTCCGTTCAGGTTATTGCAAACGAAACAGCGGGAACAGTCACAACAGGCGATGTGTTAGGGTTTGGTTTAGCAGACTCAACCGGAACATTTAGTTTTAGTCTTAACTATGAAGGTGCTTTCGGTGCAGGGCTTGATGTTGTTGTTCGCTGCCGTAATCAAGGTTTTCCAACGGCTGGTATCGCAGCATCTTCGGGAGGAACTGTTTTTACCGATGAAACAACCGCAAATAATAGTGCGGTAACAAATGACATTACCCTTCTGCCCGCTTCACCCACAACTAATGACGCATATTACTGGGGTCATGGTGAAAAATTCAATCAATTAAAGCTAGAAGTTTCAACGGCGGCAGATTCTGGATTTGCAACTCTAACTTGGGAATATTGGAATGGAAGCTCTTGGGCTTCTTTACCAAACATAAGTGACGGAACCAATAATTATGAAAACGAGGGAATAAATATAGTTTCTTGGACGGACCCAACGGGCTGGGCTACAACATCGGTTAATTCTCAAGGGCCATATTACTATGTACGGGCAAGGCAAAACTCTTTATCTATAGGTTTGACCCAGCCAAAAGGAAGGAAAGTTAAATTAGATGTAACAAGATATTTACCGTTTACGCAAAGTAACACTATAACAAATAGTGGACTCAATGCTCTGGCGGTATGGATCGAAGATACTATTTCAAGTTTTTAGCCTTTTTTGTGTATGATAATTAGGCTAACCAACCAAATTTTCTTAGTAGGAGTTTAAACTATGAGTTCAATTACTATTCTTGGAGGCGATTGGGAAATCCTATTCGACGACGAGAACAACCAAAATGGAGGTACTAATGCTGTCGCAGGCATGAGAACCGTCCAACACACTGGAAACAGTGAAACAGTATACACCACAAATCAGCTTTATTCTGCTGTTGCAGATGCGGCTGACGAATTTGTTGCTATGGGTTTTAGGAACCCTATGCTTCCTGTTACGCCGAACGCTTACACGATGGAAAATCAATATTTTATTCCTCGTAGTTCTACTCAATACCTTAAAGAAGGTGCTATCACCGCAGACTGGAGTTTGACCGGAACTGTGGCTGGTGACGGTGTTGTTAAGGTTAATTATGTAGACAACACCAGCTTTGTTTCTGGTGACATTGGTCGTCAGGTTACACAGGCTACTACACTTCATACGGGAACCTTGCTCGATTTCGATGTTGATCAAGATGGAACATTGGCCGCTTGGATTCGTCCCGATGATCCTGCAACTGACACATTCTCTGGAACGGGTTCTATTTCTGTTACTGCTGATGGCGGTCAAGGTTCTTCTACCTCTTCAACAGCCGGTGTAAACGGAGAGCATATCTTCTCTGCTATTCAGGCTATCGGTAGTGTTCCTACTGCTACAGAGGTTTACCTTATTCAAAATCGTCAAAAGGTTGCAAGCTGGGATGACACATTCCAATGGTGGGCAACTGACGCTGACGCTTCTCTTGGTATTATCTCGATTCTGATGCAAGTTAAAGACAGTGGAACTTTGATTGCAGATGGTGACGTTGAGGTTTTCGCCCGTCGATACACTGCTCTGTATGACAACTTCCGTCTTAACGTTGGTGGTGGTGGTTTCTCTGCTCTACCTCTTGCTTCTGCTCCAGATATTAACAATACTACTGGATACAGTAATAGTGGTACACTGACCAGCGTAACTGGTACACCGACTGTTGGTAATGCTGTTTATGTTGGGGGTACATTTGCTACAGCTACAGCTAAGGCTGTTGTGACTGCGGGCGATGGAACCAACTTTGATTATTACCTTATTGGTGACTTGACAGACCTTGGAAGCACAACAGCGGTCAAAGGTTATGACTTTGACACTGCTGCTGATGATGGTTTCCTAGCTACCACTGGCACAATCGTGGCAACAAGTGGTGGACCTGCTGACGCTACCGCTGGTGAAGGTGGCACAGTTACTATTACTCTTGGTCATGCTGACATTGATCACACAGGATCGGGACCATCCGAACCTTACTCAATCACAGTTGATTGTCAAGGAGATGTGCCAATTGCCAAGGTCTACGAGAGAATCAAGTACGTTACTCGTCGTGGTCAAGACAATGGTTTTTGGGCGGCTGGAAGTCCTGATATTCCGGGTGAAACTTATCGTGGTTTGGATGGATTCATCGAATGGGATGCCAACACTGGTACAATGACCGATGGAAATGACCTAATTAAGTCTAGTCCATCCGATGGTTATACCGCTAGATTGATTGCTTGGTCTAATAGTTCATCTTGGGATACGCCTGATTCAGAGGGTGCTGTTAACTACATCACCACAACCGATACTCAGACATCTCTTAACTCTGTTTCTGATAATAATGTTATTGATGAAGGTGCTACAGATATTACTGCTAGATCGACTGGCGGCGGCGGTACTTATGGTATTATCTCCTTTACATCGCCTAAAGCTTCTCCATTTGGTACGTTTACGGGTTCTCAGATCTTTGGTGCTCGTGGAGTTGCTTATATTAACCCTGATAGTGCTGATGTTCAGGCTTATATTCTAACTGATGATGTTGGAAATCTGAACAACCCGCCAAACACGGTGAGCTTCACAGTTTCTAACACCGCCGCTTTGGATAGAATCCTTGTTGCAAGAGACACTGGTACATCCGGTATTATCGACAAGGATCAGTTTGGTGGACTAACAGCCGCTTCTGCTGGAGACGGAACGCTTACCGTTGCTGGCTCTGTTGATGCGGAAGTTCCTCAAATTGGATTCCTTCGTGTAGTCGATACTACTCCTGCATTAAGTAGAATGGGTAATACTGATACTCAACAAGAGCATAAGTATGAGTATAGCTCAAGAACAACTGGTGCTAGTGGAGTATTTACTCTTACTGTTGTTACAGACGCTACTGGTGGTGCTGATACAGGAAGTAACGCTACTACTTTGATAGGAAATGGTACTTCGTGGAGCACAGGTGGATCTCCTGTTAAAGTCGGAATGTCTGTTAGAAATGTTACAACTGGTGACATTTTTGAAGTAGTTTCGGTTGACAGTGACACTCAGTTAACAGTTCAGCAAATTTATGGTTCTGGTACTGGTGGAGTTGGTGACGGAACTTGGACAGGTGGTGCTGGTGGAACTGGTGATTCTTATGAAATTAACGAAGTTATCACAGCTTACACTACATCTGACGATATTTATGACCTGATTCTTGATATTGAAGCAACGGGGGCTTTGGTTGCTAACAGCTTCACGAAAACACTCGCTGCCAACTTTGGTACGGTTGTTAACGTTCGTCAAGGTAAAGTTATTCTACCGTTCACCCTGAACCAGACTCAGGGCGATGGAAGCACTACTGTTACGGTTGTACGTCAGCCTGACAACATTGCTACCTAATAGTTTTTAAGTAAAAGAAAAAAGGAAGGAAAACATGAGAGATAGCAATAAAGGAAAAGAGGGTTTCGACTCTTTAAGAATAAACGGTTCAAAATTAGACAATCTACCGCTCGGCCAAGGCGAAAAGGCTAAGGAAGGGCTGGTAGATTTTCTAAAAACCGACAAGGAAACTAAGGAAAATAACATTAGGGCAAAATATCCAAAGGTTAGTGAAGATTATATTCGTGGAACTTTAAAAGAGCTTAACAACAATATTAAACGTGTTAAGGGCTTGAAAAAAGATTTGCAAGAAAAAATCGCTGAATACACAATGCTCATAACTCAAGGAAAGATAAGAGATTCTCAAATCGCGGTATTTGATAAAGAGAATCCAGAACACAGAGAAAAAATCAAGGAACTATTAAGACAGTTCCCACCGTACAACATAAAAGCTCTAGAAGATCAAATAACACAATTCGAAGAATCAATAGATAGGTGTGACTCTGTAATCGAGCAAGAATATAGTTCCATTGCTGAGTTTACTAAAAACTTAGCACTTGTTCAACAAAGGGATCGTGAGCTTAAAGCAATAAAGTAGGATTTAAATGGCTACCAGAAACGATGTAAATGCAGACTACCAGCCATCGCCAAGGGTTGTAGAGGTGGCCGCACCATCTACAGAAATAACAGTTCAAGACTTGGTAGATACGTTAAGGGTATCTGAGGAGGCTTTTGTAGAAGGTTTATCTTTTGATAAGCTGATAGACGCTGCTGGCAAGGAAGACCTTGGCGGCGGTGTTTTAGTTGGTATTACAGCAAACCTGCAAAATGCACAAGTTTCTTTTGAAGCAAGAAGGACACCCGCAGAAACGGGAACAGTTACCACTGGTAGCGGTGTCGGTACTAATGGTCTACAAACTTTTGAAGATGCTGCTGCTGATTTTGTGACAGCCGGTATAGCTAGAGGTTCGCTCGTAATTAATTTTACAGATAATAGCATTGCAGATGTTTATGAAGTTGTTAATGCAACCACTTTAACCACTAGAACGCTTGTTAATGGATCGGGTAACACTTATGATGTAGCAGATGATTATCAAGTGTTTAATATTATTCAATGTAATATTAGTGGTGGTAACTTGGTGGCCGAAGATGATTTGGAGGCACAACTTTCACCTGTAGTTCCAACCGCATTTACCCAAATTGTTAGAACTGCCTCTTCTTCTGCCACACTTCAAGAATCGCAGGATATTCAGTATTCTAGTTTTAATGGTGGTGTGACGGTTAATATAGCCAATGGTGTGTCAGGTACAACTTTTCCCACTGGAACTCCACGTCAAGCTGTAAACAATTTAACAGATGCTTTAACCATTGCTAATAGTCGAGGTTTAACTAAGTTTTTTGTCGAGGGTAATCTCACTATATCAAGTGGGTTATTTGATAACTTTGTATTTGTCGGACAGTCTACTTCTAGGACTTTAATAACAATAGAACCGCCCGCTAGTGTGGTAGCTAGTGAATTTACAAATTGTACCGTTACTGGTACACTGGATGGCAACTCTGTTATCGAAAACGCTGTGGCACGAGACCTTAATTTTGTTGACGGGGTTGTTAGGCGTAGTGGTTTGATTGGCGATATTACACTTAGTGGTCTTAGTACCTTGCAGCTATTGGACTGCTTCGAGGGTTCGCAGGTTAGACCGTGTATAAATTTTGGTGGATCGGGAACTGGTTTGATTGTGACCAATTTTAATGGTGCGATTTGTCTTAAAAATAAAACGGGGCCAGAAAACGCTTTTCTTGACCTAGCTTCTGGTGATATTGAAATAGCAGACAGTGTAGACAGTGGTACAATAACCCTACGAGGTGTGGGAAAATGGGATAATAAGTTTGAATACGCTGGCAATGCTACAATCGTTGATGAAACTATCTTTACTCGTGTTGACGAAACCCACGGTCAGGTTATTCGTAGCGTATTCCTTAAAGGTACTGCTGTAACCAACGGTAATGGTTATCAAGGTTCTCCATTCAACAACTTCCCAGACGCTATTGGGGCATTGGATGATAGAAATCTTACCCATATTGAAATTTTGGGCGATGTGACGTTAGATAGAAATATTGATGGTTATACCATTACTGGCGAAAACTTACCATTATTTGATATGAATAATTTTAGTGTTGGTAATACCAACTTTGTCAAAATGATCTTGACCGGAACTCAGAATGGTGGTTCTCCATTTCTAGATAATTGCGGTATTCAAAACGTAGTCGGATTCAATGGTAAGGGCGAGCTTATAGCTTTGGGAGGAACGATTAGAGTCGCTGATGGTGCTAATGTTTTATTGAATGATGTAACGCCAATAGCGGCAAACTCAGATATTGAAGTGAACTTTATTGATGCAACTACTGCCGGGGTTGACTTTGAAAATGCTCACGGTGATTATATTGTTAAAAATATGACAAGTCCTACAGACATTTTTGAGATTAACTTTTTGTCTGGTAAAATTACAATAGATAATTCTTGCACCGCTGGTACGATTATTATGAATGGTACTGCTGACTGGCTGAATCCAGAATACAGCGGTGGTGCTACTATTGAAAACAGGCTCATCAACCCAGAGGGTGTTCAGTTCTCTGAGTTTATTGATGGTAGAGTTTACATTGATGCAAATGAACCCACAACTGGAACGTTCTTTCCTCACGGTACTGTTAGGCTTCCTTGTAATAACGATGTAGACGCTAAGGTGGTTTATCAGGCCAATAATATTAGAAAAGTTGAAATTGAATCCAGTGTTACTTTAACAACAGATCATGATGACATTAAGTTCTTTGGAAGAAGTCCGAGAACCACAACGCTTACTGTTGGTAGTGGTGTAAGCACAAATAACTGCGAATTCCAAAATCTGCTGCTTACTGGCACGCTAACAGGAAATACTTACATTACAAAAGTGGCTCTTAAAGATGTGACTGGGCTGATTGGTCACTTTGAACAATGTGTTATCCGAGAGGGAACCAACACTCTGGGCGGTGCTGGAATCGGCATGTTTAACAAGTGTGTCGCTGTTTCTGCCCCAAATCCCGGTACAGACATCCCAATTCTAGATTGTGCTGGAAGTGGTCAAGGTGTAGCATTTAGAGAGTTTTGTGGCGAAATTAAAATTATAAATAAAACAGGCCCAGAACCTATGTCTCTTGCTTTAAATGGAGCTAGGGTAGAATTAGACAGTACGGTTACTGGTGGAAGTATCCGTGTGTATGGAGTAGGAGAACTTATCGACAATAGTGGAGGAACTGCCGTTGTGGATAGGGATGAGCTTGTTAGCCCAGAATATGTAATGGAAGATGTTTGGTCGGCACTGGCATCTGGATTTGATGCGGCTGATTCTATGGGTAATGTTATGAATGACCTATGGGCTATGGCGGCAGGTAGGATTGTAGAAAGTCCTTTGGGAACATTTACGTTCTATGATCGAGATAATACAACCCCTAGATTCGTGCTAACTAAGGCAGGTAGCGAAAGGAATAGAAGCTAATGACCGCAGACCTACAAGCAGTTTCAACCTTTGGCTGGTTTCCTTCTGCTCCAGTTACAGACAACCTAACATTAATATCAACCTTTGGTTGGTATGGCTTTGAAGATATTATAGCCAACCCTGATATTATTCAGTTTATACTTATGCTTAATAGAACATTAGAA